CTTTACCTTGACCACTCAAAGCAACGATTAAGTTGCTCGAACCGTAGCTCCTTGGTGTTACTGCCTTGATAAGGCACTGTCGATTGACAGGCACCACAAGCAATTATGAGTCTTACGACTCACCGGCGAGGATAGCGTCGGTCACACCAGTCTGCAAAATGCAGGATGGAATGCGACCAATCATATCCTTCATCACACTGTTGGTGAACACCGTCGTGCCGCGAGGCACTTCGATAGTAAGCCACACAGACGCCTTAACAGCACCCAGAAGGGTGTCGTTAAGGGTAACGTCATGACGGACGAGATGTCGGTCATATGTGAGTTCACCACGCTTAACGCCCATCTGATGTGAAATCAGAAGGGTTTCGGGCGTAGTGAGGGCGGTTGCTTGAACACGTCGGATAACCGAAGTGGGTGTCGGTTGGCCACCACTAACAAAGACTTTGTTAGCGGCGACACCACCGTAGGAGCCTGGGTTCAGGGTGAGGTCAGCTGCAATCATATTGGTTTGCGGGTTAATGTCCTTTTGAGGACGGTTGACTTCAGACCAGTCTATTCTCGTATAAGAAGTAGAGATTACTTCTTAGTTCGAGCATTAAGGAGCGCTCCCCCAAGGGAGAACTCGCGTAATGAGAGACCGCTAGTCTGTATTGCTGTGAGGAAGTTGGGATATCCCACCTTCCTCTCATAGACGACCTTGCGACAGGAGTCAATTACTTGCCACGACAAGGGTATATACCCTAAAGTGGAGTCGTAGTTTTCACCTGCCATGAGGCAATCTATTTTGCGCTCGAATCTTGCCGAATGGCAGAAGTCGAGTATCTCTGTCTTGAACTGGATGTTATCCAGTCTGAACCTCTCAAGGTATCCCGACACGTTGACAAACCAGTCAACGATGAAGGAAAATGGAATAGCATTCCATAGTATCGCGGGATTCCGCGCTACTCCCAAGAGATCAAGGAAGGCTTTTACCTTCCCGCCGATAGAGCGCAGTTCGTCAGGCGCTTGATATCTGTACCTTACGGTAGCATGATATCGGATGCCCTGACTTGCTGCTTGGACGACCTTAAATCGGTATTTACCGAGAAAGGGTCCAATCCAACCACCATTAGGTCCGTCTCCCGTACCATTGTTATAGTACGTAGACTCGCCGGTGGCGGTGCCAGCGATCCAAGTACCCCAGTAAGATTGCTGGGGTGCCCCTTCACGCTGCATCAATTCGCGATATCGATCGTTAAACTTCGATATCGTCTCAACGAAGGCGACTAAATCGCTGAAAAGCGGTCGCCAGCCAAACGAGTAACTGAGGTAACTCTTTGAGAGTTTCTTAAGGGGCTTATCGCTCCTTTTGAAACCAAGAAGAGCCTCCATGGCAGACAATCTCTTTTTGAGACCACCTGCCATATACTTCACGACGGACTTGAAGTCTTTCAACTCAAGTACGAAGTTCACCAATGAATTCTTAGTATGAAAACTAGGAAGCATTGATTGAAGTGCCGTCTGCCCTAACGAGTCCCATTGCACTGAAGCAATTGAGACTGATGCAT